ATTACCAGCAGGATCTATTCCTGCACTTGGAGTCTTTGCAAATCTACCTCTAGTTCTAGCAATCGCATCTCCACCAAATTTACTACCTAATGCCTTTCCAAAGAAATAACCTTTACCTATCCCTGCTTCATCTAGGGAGGTATCACCTTTCTCTGCTTGTTCTTCAGCAAACTGACGTTCTTCATTTGCCATGTCAGACGCTTCGGTCACTCTACTTTTAATTTGAGACGCAATCATACCTAGGTAATCTTTACCCTTATCACCTCTAGTATCTTCGTAACCGACTGTTCCTGCTGCCATTATTTTTTCTGTGCTTGTTGTTGTTTTACCTGTTCTAGGTATTGCATTAATAATGTAGTATAGACTGATCTCTCAAAGGGCATCATATTTTCAAGATCGCTCAAGCTGTATTTATGATGTTGCATCAAGGCAAAGTTAGTTTTGTAGTATCCCTCTAGCGTATTATGAAAGAGGGCTATCCGAAAAAATTACTCAGTCCCGATATAGTGTAGTCAGATTCAACTCCAGTTTTTGGATTTGTAATCCTAAAATTATGCTCAAGTCTAGGAGCAGTCTCAAAAAACTCCTGTATTTTTGATAATTGTTCATTAGTCAAACTTTCTACAAATTGCAAAAATTCTTTTGGAGATGTTGTAGATTGATCAAATACCTCTTCTCCTTGAAAAATTTGATCTACGCTTTCTGCAACAACTTCTAAAACATTTTCTTGATCTACTCCTTTTCCTGTAAAATTAGAATCTATGAATCTATTGAATGATGGATACTTCATTATCACACCTGTAGTGTCAGTTAACATAATTTTATTAGAGTGTCCTTCTGGAAAATTAACTGTTACATCTTGCAAATTCAAATTATATCCAACTTCAGTTTCACCATCATCTGAACATGTTATCTTCATTTGCACTTCCTCACCTACAGACACAGCACGAATATTTAAGAAAATATACTCTAAATCAAAAATAGATAAATTTTCTACTTTTAATCTACTTTGAATGCAATTTTTCAATAATTGTACAACTGCTTCTCTAATGTTTTTTTCATCATTACTTTCTAGTGCAATTAACAATACTTTCTCTTCTTTGACTAGAAATGGTCTATATTTAATTTTTTTCTTTGTAGATGGTAATACCAATTCATAAATTGGTAAATCCAGTTTTGGCAACGCCATTATATTTACTCCAAGGTCATATTTATATTTAGCGACTTTTTTAGACAAAAAATAGCGGGAAATTTTTTCCCGCTTTTATGGAATTGAAAAGTCAATTTTGCATGTTATACACTCAAGACATTTTTGTTAATTATGTGGTGTCTTGTGTAGTAGAACTGTGCTGTTACTTTAGTTAACTGTGCTGTACCAAACTGTAATGGAACTGCATCAACTGCAAATGGCCATGCTCTCTCCATTACATAACATAGTGATTCTCTGCTGGCAGCACCATTAGGTCCTGTTTCTGTTTTTGTAATGTATATGTCTCTACAATAATTTGATGGATATTCCAGACGAGTTGATCTATTATTTTTATAAGTTATATTGCCATCTTCTGGTATTTCTGAAAATATTTGTCCAAACCAACTATTAAGATATTTTAATGGTGTCATATCTGCATCACATTGAAATCCTAATTGAAATTCTGTAAACACCCTAGTGTGGGCGTAATTTATTTGTCCTTCACCTAGATATCTACCTTTCAATGTTCCACTGGCAGCTTGAACATTAGGAAGTTGTGCTTCATCACATAGAAAACTGAACATTGTGTCACCTGACTGACCATAATTGTCAGTATCCCCACCACTCGCCATACCAGTACCCTTAATGTCAACTTTAAAACTATTGGAGAATGACATTCCTCCTTTGGTATTGGTTGCTTCTATGAAATTGCTTATAAAATCTGCCACGTTTTATAAATATAAGGGAACATATTATATTTATGGCGTACTCTGGGATTTACAAACCAATTAATCCTAAAAAGTACCGTGGTAACCCAAGAAGAGTTATTTACAGGTCACTTTGGGAACGGAAGTTCATGGTGTTCTGTGATAACCAACCATCTATATTAGAATGGGGATCTGAAGAAGTTATTATACCATACAGAGCACCTGATGGTATAGTAAGACGATACTATCCTGATTTTTACATTAAAGTTCGTGAAGGATCAGGAAAAGTGACAAAATATATCATTGAGATAAAACCCAAGAAACAAACTAAACCACCGAATGCTAAAAACAAAAAGACCGCTGCCTATAAGCGTGATGCACTAACTTACTGTAAAAACCGTGCTAAGTGGGACGCTGCAGAAGATTTCTGTGAGGATAGGCAGATGAATTTTATGATTCTCACCGAAGACCACTTAGGAGTATAGAACAATGGCAACAGGATTTGGCACTATTCAGAGGAATACTGTGTCCACAGGAGCAGGGTATCAAACTCTGTTTGAAAAAATAAACGCAAAAGCACAGGGTCAGAAAAAAACATTAACATGGTACAGAAATGCTGTAAAGTCAGAAGCAAGTAGTTACAGAAAGAATTTTGACAAATATATATTGAACGAGAAGAGTGATGACATAGGTGCAGTAGAAGACCAAGATGCAAATGAACTTCGTCGTTATACTGTACAGGGTCACCTATACATGTTTGAATACAAGGCAAGCATGAAATATCTTCCCTACTATGACAGATTTCCTTTAGTTTATGTCATCAAGTCAGAAAAAAATCATTTTTGGGGAGCAAACTTACACTACTTGAGACCAAAGAAAAGAATACTTGCTACTAGTAAGTTAATGCAGGGAAGAATAGACTTTCCAAAGTCATGCTTTCACAAATACATTCAACAACATGTACAGGGATTAATGATTGATCTTGCTGCTACTGAGTGGGATACTGCAATCTTACTACCAACAGAAGACTTTGTAAAAGATACAAATCGTTTACAGATTCCAATACAGGCAGAGGATGTCTGGGATGATACAGATGAAAACTTCTACGATAAAATTAGAGGTCAAAGAATCGTAAAAGGATACGGTACTAGAGAATCTGTAAATATGGCACTAAATAGTTAAAAAATGATAGATGGCTAATACACCTCAGTCTGATCAGATCCGTCCTATTGAGTTTCCTTTGACGGATCCAACATCAGGAAGACAATATAGAACTTACACAAATAAGAGAGGTAGAACAGTCAAAGTCTATAAACCTCGTCCAGAAGGGTATGTTGCACCACTCACTAATAGAGATAAGAAGCAAGAAGTTATTGCAGCCTACTCTGGAGGACCTAACAAAGGAGATTATATTCCTGGTAAGAAAGGATCAGGAGTAATTTGGAATGGTGAGAAATGGGTTTATCATGGTCAGGGATCTTTCAAAAGTAAAAGTGCGGGAGGTACAGAATATTTTACTGATGCTAGATTTGATGAAGCTGTTAATAATTTAAGTCCAGAAGCATGGGAAGATCTAGCAAATAGAGGAATTGTTGATAAGAAAAATGTAGGATATTATTCTAACAATCCATTACCAGTTTCTGAACCAGAGGGCACAGAACTAGTCAAGTATCCAAACGATATCATCAATGGCGATACTGATTATATGATGTTTAAATTTTACGAGTATGTCCCACCTTTTGGTAATGAAGTGGAAAGACCAAGGGATAATTTTTTTGATCCAGACAGTAAAAAAAGTAAGAGTCAAGTTCTAAATCAAACTTTAGGTGCATACAATTCTAGTGTAGCATTTAGTGCTAAGAAAGCTGAGGGTTACAAAACTATCATACTATACATGCCAGAAGACATTGGAGATGCTTTCTCTGCTGGTTGGCAAGGAAAGGCATTTGGAAACATCTCTGCTGGTATTATCTCTAGCACTGCTGGATCAAAGAATTTTATAGATGCCATAGGAAAACTTAAAGACACCAGTGGAGGTGCTCTTAAAAGATTACAAACCAATTCTGCTGCTGAAGCCATAACTGCACTCGCAGGATCAATTACAGGAGATCAAATAACTGCAAGTGATGTTTTCTCATCAGCAAAAGGTGTCATAAGAAACCCAAACACTGAAGTTCTATTTCAAAACATGAACCTAAGAACTTTTGATCATTCATTTAAGATGTCTCCATATAATAGTAAGGATGAAGAAAACATACAGACTATAATAAAAGAATTCAAGAGAGCAATGTTACCATCATATAGTATAGGAGATACTCAATTGATGGGAAATAGTGATAGTGCAGAGGTAGATGCTGCCTTTATAAAAGTTCCAAAATTGGTTCAAGTTACATATATGAGAGGAGGTCAACAACACAAACATCTTCCTAAGTATAAGTTATGTGCGTTGACTGATGTTTCAATCGGTTATACACCAGACAATAACTATGCTACTTTTAGAAATGGAGGTCCTGTAGCATACGAATTAAAACTAAACTTTTTAGAGACAAAACTTATTTACTCTGAAGAAATAGCAACAGGTAATCACTAATGTATTTTAAAATAGTACCAGACATA